TTTATTTGTTTTCAAATTTTCAAAGTAGAATATTCAACAAAAGCATCAGGTCCTACTTTCACCGACATTCGGCTCACATACCAACGCCAATTGCCTTCGAAGAGTCGCAAAACGCTCTCGCGTCTCTTAAAAGGCATGTCTTGAGAATGAACCTCGACATCTTCCAAGTGAATTTCCGCCATCATTTTAGAATTGTAATATACCTCAACTCTAGAACGACTCGATTTGACTCTTATGGATATATTGTAACCTTTGGGCATGTAAAGATGTCCAGAAGTACAATAAAATCCATGATCCAAATTCAGTTGATCGAAAGGTTGCCAACTTTCTGTTAATGTCCGCATCGTTGGACCCCTCATCGGAGACGGATCTCGACTCACAACAAAGTCGGATACCGATGGCATCTTCACTGCTGGCCGTTGCTTGGCCTTTGATTGCACTACCTCCAAACCAGGTTGAGCTATCTCAGGAGCGACATCAACGCCCCTGTGCTTAGAGCGCAAAGGTGCTACGTCGCTTTTTCGTCGAATTTCGCTAGCAACAACTGCTTCTGATAGTACTTGTACTGCAGTGGTCGGCGTCAAATCGACATTGTATAACTTCTCGGCAACTTGAGCAGATGCGCTCTTCTGTTCATTCTCTGTGCTGTTCCGGTTGAAAGTCGGAGCTACTAACCGTAGCTTTGGCGTTTCATCAACACTGCTTGGCAATTCATTATAGCGTGAATATTCGCTCTCGTCTGCAAGCAACGATGTTCTTTCGTTTTTTATGCCTGTAAAAGGTATTTCATCACCCCCTTGCAAGGGGTGTACCTGATTCACAGAGTTTATGTTTTCTAATTCACCATGGTTTGACTCAATGAAATAAATGGATCTTAACCCTAAACGCGCTAAGAAAGACATGGTACACCTAGTACCTACCTTTGACCACATAAGTGCCCTTAAACGTGAGCATGAAGCGGTCGGCATCACCAGGATTGTCAACTACATTTGCTTCCGTGAAGCAGTAGAAGAATACTGGACGTCCTTGGTCACCGTAAGGTGCTTTAAGGATGTCCTGCATAGTGGTATCAAAGTCACATGGTATGGTGACTCGTACTGTACCTGGATCGCCTGTACCACCATAGGTGACGTCTATTGCGCCATGTAACGCAACCATCTCTCCAACTGTGGTGGGTGTGGCCATTCCCTGGGCACCCCATCCACCGTAGAAGGTGCACATACGTCCGTATACACCTGCTCGGGGAGCGAGGCGCACTTCAAGTGACGTCCATATGGCCACAGGATGATGCTGCAACAATTCGGCACACTTCGCCTCGGTCCATGGTTCGTACCGGTTCACAACAGCAAACGCCGTTGACAATTTTGTCGCTGTTTTCAATTGTCTCGCAGCGGCAAACTTGTAATCTTCCGGTCCGCCAAATTGCTCGATTAACTGTTGGGCAAATGCGGTAGGCATGTTGTTAGTTGGCAAACCGATCACTTGTATGAAGGTGTCGCGAGTACCAATCGCGATAAAATCGGGGTGTTTGCACCTTAAGCCTATCGCCATTAAAGGCCGGTAATAGACCGACAGCCGCATCCGTCCTCTCGGGCTGGTCAGCGATCCCGCAAGCCAGGGATCGACTGCCACCACGGCCCACGCTTTATAGCGCTTCCCGTTGTTCTAGGCAATTACTCGCGTAGAACCGACACTGTCTCGCCTCCAAAGAGACTACCCAAATGATGAGGGGCCCTTATCGGGTGGGTTTTGGACTATACCAGTGTTGCCAAACGCCGTTGCTACTCTTTCGAGGATGTGTGCAAGGTTCGCTGGTATCCTCCCTCTGTTCGTGGTCTCGTACACGGAGACGGCTAAATTTATGTCGATAGCTAGACGTTTGCAACTTACTCGAATTCAGTGATTTCCACTTCCTTGCTAGTTGACGATTTCCAAGAGATCTGCCGTTTGCCAAAACCACTGTGAATGGTTATGGTGTTAGGTACAACGGCCACAGCATGATCCTCGTAAATTACCACAAAAGAGTTGGTAAAACTCTTCCGATCCATCTCGTCTTGTAATCGCTTTCTTGATCGCCTAGCAAAGGGTTCATTCATGCAAATATAGCGCACCCCATTTTCCCTGCAGGCTTTAATCGCTTCCGTGATTGTCACAGGTCTCCGGTAGCTCGCTATTGCGTTTATGGCTTGTACGTTATGTTCTACGCACTGGGCCAAAGCGTATCCAAAACATCCACCATCTCTCTCACGGATCGAATACTGCCGCGGTTCCTCGCTGCGTAACTCAGGCGGCAACGTTCGAAAGTCGCTCCTTGCAACGGCCAATGCTCTGGTCCACATGTCGAATACGACGACCGGGTCACCTCCCCATACTTGGCATCGCGCTTCTGCATACGCTTGAAGTCCGCTAGCAGCTGCCAATCGTTGTACTCTAAGCGCATCAGCTTTGATACCGGCATGCTGTATGGAATTGCGCTTCCGATAAGCGTATTTCAAGATGGTTCTCAACGCTTTGTATACGACAGTACCGTGAGGCAACACAGCGCGACTTATGAACGTGACGCCCTCTTTGCGCTTTTCTCGTTCTTCCTTTTTCCACGATAAGCCCTTGTTTGCCATGAATTGACTATGCAACCCCCCATCTCTCCACTCAGGTTCCTTGTCTAGCGTGACATCATCCCCAGATTGACACATGCGAACATCGGATAACCTTGCGACACTTATGAGCGAACTGACTGCCATTATCTTGTTGATTATGAGTGTCCATGGATCCCCCGATGCTAGCGCCGTATTCAACAAGAACTTAAATGGGGCACCCATCATCCGTACTCTGCGCTCTTCACGTATCTCTCGCGCCAATTGACCCAATCCGAGTTTCTCACTGGCCATTTGCAAGAAAATTGAAGCAACCAAGACGTGCACAGGCTTGTGAGAGGAGTCTTGTTTCTCGATATCTAGTTCATATGATGACTCATATGTGGCTAAGAAGTCCTCCACTTCTGACTCACGCAAACCAACCGGCGACAGCTTCCCTTTTTTCATCGCTCTAGCCCAAGCATGCGTCAATGAGTCGCAACAATCTGCGAAGATTGCTTGCTGCATGTCTGATGCACTCACGACACCTTGAGCCTTGAGCTCGCTGGGACCGTCCCTAAGCTCACTGGGTTTTTTTGCAAACTCTGGCTTTAAAAAGGCAAACGACAACACAGAAGATGCCGTTTCCGTACCGGCATAACAACCATCTATCACCTGTTGTCGCGTCTGCCTTTTTAAGGCTGCTCGCTGTGAATTCGCCAAGTGTGAGAAGAAGGTGGGCTTGTCTATGACCTCTTCAAAAATGAGCTCGACTATCCTTTCAGCATCCACGAAGTCTTGGGGCGTTGCTCGGGCATCTTTCACGGCACGAGTCATGGCTTGCACCATATCAGCACCAGGGTGATCTCTAGGTTGTGAAGTGTAATTGTCGAAATCGTCGCTCAGCGGGATGTTGTCATCGCGCAAAGAAACACCTGCTACCAATTCAACGTTCGTGCGCACCTCACTGGTGCTTATTGGTTCACCATCAGCAGCAAACACCGTACCGATGCTTATCTTGTCAGTCAATGGAACCTCCAGCAAGTATGACTGCGGTATTTTCTCTTGGTGCAAGTGTTCCCATACCGACTCAGACTCAGTGCGAGGCTCCACCAAGTCCCAGCTCGTGCCGCCCAATAATACCGTTGCCGGTAATGCTCCATTGACGGTAGCTTCATCATACCATCGGAAGCAAGAAAATGCTTCGATTCCCTCAACAACGAATATGGTGCTCACGCGAGCCCTAGTTATAGCAACGCCCATGTGCGCATGCTGTTCAGTGTCGCCTAGCCATTTCAGATCCCCGGTCAACGCTCGCCCAACGCCGTGTATTATCGTGTGCTCTGACCTGCTACCCTGGGCTTCATGTACAGTGATGGCATCGAGGCCACGCATCCTAGCCATTTCTTTTCCTATCTGGGTACCTTGTATGGCCTGATCGCCGTCACCAGGCATCAATGTGTCATCGCTGCTCAAGGCATACACTAAGGTTTCGCAACTGTCATTGCCGCAAAATAGGTGCTCAACATGCACGTCGGTAGTGGTACCATTCAAATATACGCACGCCGCGTCCCAACCTACGAAAGTCGTCGGTGTTATCATGACACACGGGCATTCCTTGACTATCATCTGCAAGCCTGTGGTTGTGAAGACGTTGCTTATTTGTCTTCTGTCACCAATGGTAATTACCCCTTTTGACCGCCAATGGCGATTGGCTATCGCTTGCAAGTGTTCGGGATCAAAAGCGTAGCACTCATCAATGAATACATACCTTGACGCATACTTGGTGACCAACGCCTCATGCTGTGTGACCACAGTTGCCCTGCGCGCTGGGTCCTCCTTCCCTAGAGCTTCCTGCCATTCTGCCTTCAGCTTCGCCGTAGGAACGACAACGAGATCGTTTACGGATATCCATTCGCGAAGACCTTTTGATTTGCCACCCATGGCCAAGCCAGTCACATGCGCTATCCACTTGCTGCGCTGTTCTTGTCCGGTAAACAGCTTTGAGCTTGCTTCAAGCACGTCTCGCACATAAGGGATTATATTCTCTGATTGTTTTTGTGCAGCATACCAGGAACCCATTGCGGCAACTGGAACAAACCTAGCCGGCACTAAATGATCAGCAGCATAAGCCACCAATTGTTCTTGTATATGTGCACCACGTGAATCGGGAGAAATATAATTTGGTCCCGCTGCATTTGCAGGGTTGACCGTATCACCGTGTTGCAAGTCCATTAAGGCATGTATTGGTGAGAAATCGAATACGCCGTTTATCTTTTCCAGCCTGTGCAATGACACCTCACCTTCAGCCTGATCTAGTTTCAATATTTTCTTCTCGAAACTTTCTCGCACCCCTTGGCCGTTTATGGGTCTAATCGGTATGGGTTTCACGTCACACTGACCAGTTAGTGCGAATCCCAACACACGGCGCTGCGTCTCTAGTGGTACGTTCTTCATCTCCTCCTTGAATAGATGCACCATCTTGGCTTTTTGCTCAGCCGAGCAATGGCGCGCGTCATGGTGAAATGCTGATAGCATAGATGCACATAATGCAGCCCGCGTCACGTTGGAATTGAATCGCCCCAAGAACAACTTTATCTCCGAAAGAAAGTCGGAGAATGGTAAGCCGGCGTTCAGTTCCAACTCATTGGCTGCCTCTTCCGACAGCATTTGCTTTTCCCGGATTTTTTGAATGTCAGCAGCATGATCGGTACCAAAGAGGTTAAAAAACGTCTCTATAATGTCAATCATTGCGGCCTGGAAATCGAGCGATTGTGCATCCTGTGTCACTACCCACATCTTGTTCATCTTCGCAGACATCCAATCCATGTGATCAATGAGTCGCCTAATCGGTCGCAGGGCGTCTATTTTCCCCATCACTCTGGCTGCCACATCCAGGCAATCCAACACGACTCTGGCTGTTTGTATGCTAAAGTTGCCGGTAAGTAAACATACTACAGCGACGAGATCAAAATATCCAAACGAAACGCACCACGCGTCATTGAACACACGCTCGATGGTCTTGTACCATTTGTTGGGATTAGTCACCCAGCCATGCAAATTGCCCCAAGCAGAAGCAACCATGTTGAAAAGCGAATCTGGCGCAATTTTAGTGCCGAAATGCTCTTCCATGGTAGCCTGTGACAACTGGTCAAGCGTCATTTCGCCCACGTCGGAGCGATACAAGTTCATCATCGCTTCCAGGGTGCTCAAGGATGCCACAGCCATTGCTCCTGCGGGCGTGGTAGCAATCGTCTTTGCTACTTTTCCGAATATCGCAGACTTCACGGTGTGCGCCGTGTTGCGATTCCTGAGCTCATTTGCATGCGCTTCACCCAAGCGGTCTTGAACCTCCGAGTATATCTCGATCCAAATGCCCAGCGCTTCCGCCTCCGTGGCTGAAAGAGCGATGCGCGGCGTCACTTGTGTGCCAGATATTGAATACGTCACCACAGACTGCCGTAAAACTATCCGCGCAATGCCCCTGTCTTTAATGGCCTGCGTCCGGTACGTGGCAAGAACGCGGTCGAAACCTTTCTTCTCGACTATAACCACTGGGCGCGACAGGTCTGGAAGCATCACGCGTATGAAATAATACTTGGCATGATCCGGCAAGCATCGTGTGGCCCATCCACCTTTGACCAAAGACAAGTCGAAGTATTGTGAAGCACCATCGCCGAATATTACCGTGCGACGCAGTGCATGTCCATGTGAGTAAGTAGGGGCGAATACTTGCTTGGCTGCCGCCAAACTCTGCACGTAGTCTCCACCATCACCGAAGGATGACACCAACTTACCATAACTAACTTCGGTAGTCATGTTGACCAGCGTGTCCGTCACGGGACGACCCATGAGTGCTCGCCAATCTACAGTGACCAGGCTGTATGCGTGGTAAGCCTTAGCCTTTACCATAAAGGCTGTCAAGTTATTCGCGCTGAGGTTTGGCTCAATGTTTATAAGCACAAGAGAGCCGACGTCAAAGCGCGCAAACACACCTGCGGCGCGAGACCAGTCGTTGCCAACATACACTCTACCAGCCTTCTTTGCCGCCAAAAGTAGTTGGCATCGAGGCAATTTGCACAGGCTGCAATGTTTGCGGTGCCGTGTGACATCTGTCTCGTGCTCATATTCCCATATAGCCGCATTTGGAAATGCATGTATCTCGGCTTTACTAGGAGCAACAAGACCGACAATGGCACCTTGCAAACTATTCACAGCATGGTTCATCGCTGCACGGCGAATGGTAGCAGCCTCAGGATGTGCCTCAATCCTCGGAGAATACTGAAGAGGCCCTAAAAGCTGCAAAAGACGCTGATAAGCCGGTGACGAGGGTGCAACCGAAGTAGCAATTCCATGATCGAACATATCCACGGCTACTGCTAGCCGCTCTTCTGTCGAGCCTAGAGTCTCCATCCCTGATAGCAATCCTTTCGCTGCTTCCATAGCTGAGACATTGTTCATGCGCCTTGTGAGTGAGTGGGAGTATGCATGCTCGTCGTCCCCTTGTATTCTGCGGTGAGCTGCAGGTACTCTACACCCGAACCTTGGTCGGCTTGCCGCAAACTCGCTTGCGACGCCACTTATATAGCGGGATGCGACACCGCTGACATCATTGGCCACTGGTATTTGCGATATCAGAGCCTTGAGGTCTTGTATTGTCGGTGCCGCTTCGCGAGAAGCACGTTGCGCGGCCCCATATGCAGCATCAGAGCCAAACACATACTCTTGAGAACTTACCGCGTAACCATCGAAGTTGCTAGAAAAATTCTCCACCGTGCGCCGTAACAAATGAAACCCGGTATCAGTCTTTATCACATGAAAATCACTCCTCAATGAACGAGAGTAAAAAAATTTATACCAAGTAGATACCCAATCGCCTGAAGGATATTTGCCAAAAAACGCCACTGCCAAATATTCAAAACCTCGAAACGCCGTCACATAACAATAACCATCCCTACCATCGATAATATAAGCGTGAACACGGAGGCATGCAGAAGAGGATATGCGTAGGACGGCACATATCAGATAAGCGAAAAAGATGAGTAAGGGGAGCGGAAGCGGCAAGGCCTCGAACATCTTGAATGTGGCGAGGAGTTGATTGTAGGGATAAAGTAGTTAGGTGGGTAACTGGGGTCTG